GCTGAATTGGAACGTGTTCGAGGGCATTTCAACGGACTCCTATGCGGCAACGATAGGCTCAGACGGGGATTTCACGGCAGCAGCCACCTATTCCGGATATGCTCTGTTTTTCAAAGAGCATACGATTCATAAGGTATACGGAAATAAACCGTCAAACATCCAGATCCATACACAGGAGGCTCCGGGCGTGATGAAGGGATGCAGTGAAAGTGTAAGATTGGTGGGAACCACCCTGATATACCTTTCTGGAACGGGCGTGTATGGATATACCGGAGGCGTCCCGTTCGCACTGTCGGAGGTGCTGGAAAAATTCAATCTGTCGGAGGGAGTAGCTGGAAAATATAAAGAGAAATATTATCTCTCGGCTGAAACGGGAAACGGTAAAACACTGCTGGTTTATGATACAGCCAAAAGACTCTGGCATAAAGAAGATGACACCCAGATGCTTCTGACTGCATCGGGAGATGGAAAACTGTATTTCATCAATCAAAACCAGGAGCTTCGCCAGATTGCAGGAGGAGAAGAACTGATAGAGTGGTACCTGGAAACGGGAGATCTGGAAGAAAGCCTTCTGAATCGGAAATACATTGGAAAGATTCAGTTTCTCCTGGAACTGGAACGAGGCAGCCGGGTAGAAATCTTCTTGAAACACGATTCAGACGCTGCATTCCGCCGGATGCTCACCGTATACGCCACGAGGAAACGAACCTACACGATTCCCATCAAGCCAATGAGATGCTTTCACTATCGCTGGAGGCTGGAAGGAAAGGGAAAGGCTCGATTGATTGCAGTCGGAAAATACATCGAAGAAGGGAGTGAAATCTGATGGCACAGTATAAAGCAATGGAAGGCTTTGACAAGATGGATCAAAAAGAACTCACAGGCTATCTCTATCAGCTCAATGAGCAGCTTCGATATATGTTCGATAACTTGACACCAGAGGATAATTACTCCAACCAGGCACTGACGAAGTATCTGGAAGATGAGAAAC